TCGAAGCCGATGCGAGAACTGAATTACCCTCAACGGCTCACTTGGATTACCGATCAACATATTTTACTAACATGGATGTTGAAATTAATGTACCTTAAGTTGTGGTGTCGAAAGACACTTTTTACTACGTACAGCCGCAGATGGAGGAGCATGCCAGGCTAGGTGGTGTATCAGTGCATACCTTTACACACTACCATAACGAACCAGGTGTCTATTACTACCCAAATGCCGAAGGTGAATATGAGATCTATGACCGCAATGGAGTTAATTGGATCTGCAACAAACCAAGACAAAATGCAACAGCTTACACTCATCCAATGCTGGATTTACCTTATATGACTGAACCAAAATCCTTCACCCAACGTGGTGTTCTCTACAGTCTAATCTCCACCCACTAGGTTTCGACGGCCGCACACGCAGTTGTCTATAAACTTTCCTAATTGCCAGAAGGGGGTGTTGAGATCGAAGCTCCTATCATGGACATAACTGACTAAGCTAAAGACCTTATGTTCAAGATGTCTCCTTATTTAATAGGCCTAAAACCAGGCTAGAGTGCCAGAAATGAGCAGCTCAAGACATCTGCCATGATACAATACAGCTACCAAAAGTAAGCTAGGGGGTCAACCATTGCCATTGGACCTGATGAACGTGCAATGATGTCCCACTCCTTGGATCAATATGAGATTCAACTGTCCCGTGCAGGTGAATCTATTAAAAATGCTAAAAAACAACAACTATTCAGAGAATTGTCGACTGACACCTATCCTGACGCTCTGAATTATGTATCCCGATACTACTACTACCTCAATAAAATCTAAGCCGTATACAGACCTTGTAATCCTAAGAAAAAGCCAGAGGTGACAGCCGAACCAAAATCCGCACATCCTAGACCTTCTGCATCCGATGCTGTTTATAGATATGCAGTCCGTGAATTCGCTTAAATCATATTGATAATGTTACTTGAAATATGGTTTTTTAATGTGAACGACGAATTCCGATACTGTTATAACTGAATAGCTATGTTTATAGGTCCTCATCGATTCCTACTACCTTGGTTCTTACTGTACGTCCTCATACACTGGATAGCTTTTTCAGTGGTCTTGATAGTGTGACTAATCCATATCGAAGTACATACCTTCTTTATTTTTGTCCTTCAAATCTTCCTCACCCATTTTCTGGCATCCTACCTCAATTCATACTTCTGGGGTGTCTTTATTTATGTACTGATCGAATCCGTTGATATTTATGAAACATACGTCGAGTTGATCAAGAGATGGGAAGAAGCTAGTTAATCAGTCCGGCTTGCTAATGGATACTGGTTGACAGTTAGAGTTGAAGATATGCCTGAGAATAATGCGCGGATTGCTAAATATATTCCCCTTCTCAGAGAAAATGGATGGGTCACTACTAGTTTCAAAGACCTAATTAACCGTACACCAAAGTACACCATTAGACAATTTACAAGAGCTTGCTTTACAAACTATCACTTCCCAGCAAGACCATTTATAGGTGGACCTCTTCCTGAAGCCGAATATCAACCCCCAGAACTTGTATAACCAGATGCATAGGGGATTGTCGAGCATCAGTCTTAGAATATCAAAACAGAAACCTATTATGCGATTGATGGCCAAGAGATTACTTTTTCAGAAGCTATGATCTAAGCTAATGCTAACTCCTCTCTTCCAGCTTACACTCGAACCGCAACTGAGCAAAGACTAGCCGACCTATCCTCAAAAGACGAAGGGTTGGTCTTCTCAGTCGTGGAATCAAATGCAGTGTCCACTTTCAAGGGACTTCATGAGAGATAACTAGCAGCCAATGTCATTCCAGAAGAAAATGTGGCTAAAGACTTCAAGAAGCATGCTCTTTAAAACTTAAGAGAGAACATGTCCAAAGCTGTCGATGAGCCTTGGTCTTACTAAACACCAGAATAGTTTGTAGAGACAGTTGAGCCTTCCAAGAGAGCAGGTTACCGAGAATCACTGAGAATGTATAACGAGTCTTTGAAACTGACACCTTCCTATACAGTCTTTGCTAAATCTAATGAAGTGAATCCGGTCCCTGCATCTGCTGCAAGGCCTAGAGTGATAGCCATGAACCAAAAAGACGTAGCTATGA